TATACAACTGATAATAAAATACATATTCTTTCATTGCCTAACTGGGCTAAATGATTAACTAAACGCTAATAATTAGATAAACTTTAGTCAAACTTTAGATAAACTTAGATAAACTTTTAAATTTAACCACCATGACACAACTAACTAAACTTCCGACACTTCAAGAACTATTAGTAGAAAATGAAGACAGCCTAAAGCAAAATGCCCTAACTGTTTTATTGAATCAAGACCCGCCAGCAAAATGGTTAGTTCAACATCCAATGATTCGCGATTACAAATATATTCCTATTGAAAAAATAGAATATCTGTTAACGCGTATTTTCGGGAACTTTAACGTAGAAATACGTTCAACACAAATAGTTGCTAATTCAGTAGTAGTAACTGTAAGGCTGCACGTAATTAACCCTATAAACGGCCAAGAAATGTGGCAGGATGGTATAGGCGCGGCACCAATACAAACAGACAAAGGCGCAGGCGCAACCGATTGGAACGCCGTTAAAACCGATGGAGTGCAAAAAGCTGCACCCGCCGCCGAAACTTACGCCGTTAAAGATGCAGCCGAAAAATTTGGCAAAATATTTGGCCGCGATGTTAGCCGTAAAGGTTCTATGAATTATACTGATTTGCTTAAAAAATCAGCGTTTAATGATGAATTAGAAAAATAAATTTCATTTTTAAATATTTAATACTTACTTTTGCCATTACGGCAGCCTACTGTCAAAAACGTTCTTTATACTTGTTAACACCATGTTACACCAATTGTAACGCATAAAACGCTGATAATCATAGCTTGTTACGCTGTTACACTTGTTACACCACTTCAACACGTATATGCGTGTATTTTTTATGTTCATTCTCATATATATGTAAAAACAAGTGTAACATACGTAACAGTGTAACATGTACTATATATCAATTAGTTATGTGTTACACTTAATGTAACAACTGTTAACAATAATAATAAATAATAATAATAATATAAAATAATAAATAAATAATAATCAATTTATATATAGATATAGTCTTAAAACAAACAAAAACGGCATTTTAAGGCATTTTTATATTAAAGTAGTGTGTAGATATCAAAACTTATTAAAAGTTGCTTAAAACGAAAATATGAAAGGAATTGCAGGTAGAAAATTGTTATTTAAAACGCCAGAAGAACTGCAAAGTAAAATTGAAGCCTATTTTGATTATTGCGAATCACGTACAAAAAAAGAAGTTGTAAAAACACGTGATTATTATGAAGTAATTGATTTGCCAGACCCAATACCATACACTATATATGGTTTAGCTGATTTTTTAGATTGCGATGCTGATACGCTTTTGAATTATGCTGAAAGGCCTGAATTTTCGGTATTTATAGCGCGGGCGAAACACAAAATACTAACAAACAAAGTAGTTAGGGGCTTAGATGGCAAATCAAATCCTGCCATTACTAAACTATTGTTAGGGTTTAACTATGGTATAATAGAACCGAAGGGCGAAACGCAAGATGACAAAAACATTAACATAAACATTCAGTATCCACCTGACACTAAGTAGTGCCGCGAAACATAAACATACAACTGTTTAAGCCGCACACAGGGCAAAAGCAAATATTAGATAATAAGCGAAGGTTTAACTGTATTGTTTGCGCACGCCGTTTTGGTAAAACTGAATTGATTACATCGGTTGCATTGCCGCTTATAAGCCCTGCCGTTTTTGAAGGTAAGTTTGTTGGTATCTTTGTCGATGACTTTAAAGACTTTGCGCAAAGCTGGAATAAAATTGTTGATACTTACAAGACAGTTGCTGAAGGCGGAATCATTAAACACAAAGATGAAACTTCAAAGATAATGCAATTCTTAAACGGCGGCGTTTTAGAAGTTTGGTCCATTGGTGATGAAGGGCGAAAGGACAAAGGGCGCGGGCGTAAATATCACCGCGTTATTTACGAGGAAACGCAAAAGATACCCAGCCACATACTTGAATATCATTGGAAAACAGTTGCACGCCCTACCTTAACAGACTTTAAAGGTGAGGCGTTTTTTATTGGCACCGCTGCAGGTAAAGATAACTACTGGTATGAACTATGCCGAAATGGCGCAAAGGCTGGCAATGTCGAAAAGAATTGCTATAATGACATAGATTTGCCACAAAGCGAAAACGGAAGCGACAATTGGATAACGTTCCGCATGGAAACAACTGACAATCCAAATATTGACCCCGATGAAGTTGCAGATGCTAGCCGCGACTTGGACCGCTTAACGTTTGAACAGGAATACAAATCTGTATTTGTTGACTATTCAGGTGAAGCATGGGTTTACGTTTTAAAAGACAAAAGCATTCAGCAAAAAGTATTTCAGCAATCAAAAAAAATCAATTGGGAAACGGAGCAAATTTACGTTTCGTTTGACTTTAATAAGATACCAATGACCGCGGCTGTAATGCGCAAAACTATTTTGCCGCCCGATGTATCAGCACGTTCACGTTATCGCTATGGTGTGCATATCGTAAAGGAATTTAAGATAGGTAGTGAAGAACGCGGCGAGGCTTCAATATATGATACATGCCAAGCGTTTAGGGAATGGGTATTTGCTGAAACAAATAAAAAGATAGGTCGCTGGTCCGATACTGCTATATATCCATGTACTATTCCGCTATTGATAACAGGCGATGCGAGTGGTGATAGGTCCGATGGAAGGCAGCGTGTTTCAAAAACATATTACGAAATTATACAGGAAGAACTGCAATTGCCTGCACGTTTTTTTGTTGTGCCTAAAGCTAACCCCCTGCATGCTGAAAGTTATGTGCAAACAAATACTATTATAAGCATGTGCCCTGACTTTCAGATTTACGAGGACAAATGTCCGGGCTTACGTATGGACTGTTTGCGTATTAAATCAGATAATAGCAGGCGAATCATTAAAGGCAAAGGCGAAGAAAGGCAGGCAGACTTATTAGACAATTTAAGATACCTACTTAATACATTTTGTCAAGACATTAAGCTATGATTTACCGCCCCAAAATTAAAGTACATTCTGATGCTGAAATAGAATATTGGAAAAATCTAATAAATGAAAAGCGCAGACAAAATAAAACTTTGCAGCGCTGGATAGTTATGTCAGATGTTCATAGGCCGTTTCATAATCAGATACTATGGCAAAAAGTTCTAAGACTTATTAGCGAAATGGGAACTAATTTGCACGGTCTTGTTATTGCAGGAGATTATTTAGATTTATATACGTTAGGTTCTTATAATGCTGAATCTTTGGCAAACCTTTCGGGTTTAACTTTGCAAGATGAATATATTGATGGCTTGCAGGGTATTGATGAATTAAACGGCGCGTTCAAAGGCGCTAAAAAATATTTCTTATTTGGCAACCATGAAGACCGATATTTCAGACACATTAAAGAAAAGGACAATGCAAAATACGGCGGCGCTTTAATAAATCCTACTGAAGCGCTTTACTTGCATGAACGTGGATGGGATGTGAAAACAGATTGGCAAAGCGATTATTTCACGATAGGTAAACATCTTGACATAGTTCACGGCGTTTACACATCAATACATGCAGCAAAAGCGCACTTAGACAAAACACAGCATAGTGTTATGTTTGGACATACACACCGCGTTCAATGTTATCATACCGGGAACAAAGCCGCGTTTAATATTGGCGGTTTATATGACATTAAAAGCAAAGGGTTTTCATACATGCCAAGGTTTCAGCGCCAACTGTGGGCTAATGGTTTTGCCCTTGTTAATGTCGATGACGCTGGTAACTTCTATGTTGAACAGGTTAATGTTTGGGCTGATAAGTTTTTAGCTAATGGTAAAATGTATTAACGTTTTGTTGAAGTCAACGAAATGTTTATTTTACTTTAAGCCTGCAAACTAAAATAAGAATATTTATATTTTACTTTACGGCCACCGAGCAAACATAGTAGTATAAGGATGTGCAACCCATTTGCCAAAATATCTATAAGTTACATTTTTTTGCGGCCTTAAACCCATACTAATCCTATGCTGCCATGCTTTCCACGGCGTTTTATTTATGTCTGAATAGTCAAGCCAAAAGTAGCAGCGGTTTGTTTTAAGTTCATTGTTTAGCACGGCACTAATCGCATAGTATCTAATCATTGAAACGTTTACTGTTTGTTCTCTATTGAAATGCCAAAATTCAACACGCTTATGTTTACGGTAAAACTTCCGAACGTTTGGAAAATAATTATATTTATCATTAAGAATTAACCCCAACAGGCAGCTGTCAGGGTTTGATGATATTATTAACTCACGAATATGATTGCATTCTTTCATATTTATTTTTAATTTTGTCAAAGGCTTGCTTTTCTAATTGCCGCGCACGTTCACCAGTAACGTTTATAATTTCTCCTATCTGTTTATAGTCTTTGGCATAATCTTTTAAATATCTATATTCAATAACTTTGTATTCTTTAGTGTTTAAGCCTTTAGTAAGATATTTAAATACTTTTCTGCTATCAGATTGTAAAGCCATTG